CATGCTCTATTTCGACCGACATCGCTTTATTTGAGGCCCGCCTAAAGGCGGCCAAGGTGCCGTTATCTAGGGTGCTGGCGGCAGCAGAGATTGACCGCTCAACTTGGAGCCGATGGCGCTCTGACGGCGTAAGCCCCACGCTCACCAAATGGCGCGCTGTGCAGTTCGCTGTCGACAGTCTTGCTGGTCCGGTCAATGCACCGAATACCCCATCACCCGATGATACAGGCGACCGTGCTTTACCGTCATCTGACGATCCCAATTCTGAAACTCCGCAATCGCCGACCGTTGTCGGCGACCCAGATTCCGCCGCGTCATCGCGACGGAACGCTTCTGGCTGCCGAGCCTGACCCGGCCACGGCTGCGATCCCGACTGCGCGTTGTGTTGCGTTCCATGTGAGTTGCTCCTGCAATGAGAAAATCGATGCGCCAAGCCTACGCAACGACCGATCAGAACGGCAAATCGCCGCCACTCCAAAACGGATCGGAATTATCCGTAACGGATACATTTCAGTTCATCCACGGTGCGGTCACCAACATCTTCAAGCGCATCCAGCCCAACAAAACATGGGCTTTGATCGCCGACACGCTCGGCCTGGGAGAGCACGCCGCGAAGCATCGCGCAGCGAACCATCGTGACTATAGCGTCGAAGAGATCATGGTCCTTCTTCACCAAGAGAACGGCGACGAGATCCTTGAACTGCTGATGGCTGACGCGATGCCAAAGTGGTGGCAGGGCCTGCAGGCGTCTTTGACGCTGTCGAAGGCATATGCCGCGCAGGCGGCGTGGCACCAGAGCGTGATGGCACTCGACAAACAATCAATGGATGCCCCGACCCGCCGACAATTCAAGAAAGTTCGCAATGCAGACCGAAAACTCACCGCCGCCCGCGCGGCGCAAGAACTTGCCACGGGGCTTCTTCTTCAAAACCAAGATCGCTCTTTGGCTGGCCCCGTGGCTGCGCCCGCTGTCAAAGCGAAAATCCCCGCCGCAGGAATGCGGGCAGGAGGTCGGCGCGGATGAGCATGAATTACAGCGCGGTATTCCCGAAGTTTTGGACCGGAGCGACCGGACGCAACATCCGCGGTGACTTGGAAACCCAGGTCATCGCCGCTTACCTGATGACGTCGCCACATGCGAACATCATCGGCGTCTATCACTGCCCACCGTCCTACATTTGCGAGGACACTGGATGCTCCTTCGAAGGGGTTTCGAAGGGGCTTCGCCGCCTTGAAGAACTCGACTTTTGCACCGTCGATAAGACCACAGACGTGATCTGGGTGCATGAGATGGCGTTTTACCAGATCGGTAAAGAGGTCAAGCCAACCGACAAGCGGCTGAAATACATCCATCGCTTCTTCGATGGCATTCAAAATCCCCTTACAAAATGGGCATTTTTCAAACGTTACGGTTCAGCGTTCCTCCTACCGGAGCCGCCTCAGCAGCAGTCTTATGATACCGATGTGGAAGGGGCTTCGAAGGGGCTTCTAAGGGGCTTCGATGGGGCTTCGATGGGGCATCCGCCACTATCACCATCACTATCACCAACACCAGCACTATCACCAACACCATCTCAGCCGTCGCCTTCGGCTCCTGAAATGGTCTTGGGCGGTGGTTCTTCAAAGCTACCGGTGAAGACAGGATCGAACCGAAATACATCGCTGGGCAAGGTGACCAACGTAGACTTCGAGGATTGGTGGAAACTGTACCCTCTCAAAAAATCAAAGGCAGGCGCGCAGCGTTCTTTCGAAAAGATCATCACCAGTGGTCAGGCAACCATCGAAGAGCTTCGCACAGGCGCCATGCGCTATGCAGCTGAGCGCACCAACCAAGACCCGAAATACACGAAGCATCCAACGACTTGGCTGAACCAAGGGTGTTGGTCCGATGAAGGGCCATCCCGCATCAGCGGTGTGTTTGCTGTGCCCTCTGGTGGCACGTCGCCGCGCTCCGGTGCTGTCAGCCGATTACTCAACAAAATTCATGGTCAGAAGCAGGAGGCCTCATGAGCAACATCGTTCGTCTCGCAACATCTCGACCGGTGCAGTCTCGTGGTCCGGAGTATCCATCACCCACTCATGCTTCCGTAATCGAGGCGGAGGTCTCAGCCGTCTTCCAACTCAATAGCGAGTTTTATTCGGCTCGCCACGACGAGCAGCGGCTGACGTCCTTAATAGCGCGGTGCCAGCCCTTGCTTGGACCATACGCAGGCGAACTGAAGCGGGAGATCGCAAAGGCGCTGCAGCCTGCAACCGTCGATGAAATTCGCAAGCACATCGTTCTGCTGCTCTACAGCAATCCGCGCGCGCAGCGGCTGACAGAATCGTTCGGAGATCTCGTTGAAAGTGACGTTGGGGCACTGGAACCAAGTAAGGGGGCGATTGAAGCCGCTTGCCGACATCTTCGCACAAACCCGCGCCCGGAGTTCAAGCCGGTCCCAGATATTCCTGAGATTGTCGACATGGTGAAGATGAAGCAGGGCAGCTTTGAGCGTGCCGCTGACCTGATTGACCGAATGCCTGCAAAAATCGAAGAGGCCACCAAACAACTCGACGAGCTCAAGCGATATTCCGCTCTTCAGCGGGATCGGACAAAAAATCAAATCCGGCGAGTTCTGCAAGATCACCCATCGGCCGACGAAAGCTTTGCACTCAGAGGATATTCGCGATCGCTGATCGATGAGGTTAGGTCGGAGATGATCGCGGAGCGAGAGCTTGCTGCGCGGAACCCGGCGTCGGTAAGTGAAAATCCACTTGCGTGATGCTGTGAGAAGCCGAAATGACTCATCGCCCGATCCAACAAATCGCCATCCACGGACATGAGCCCGGCGGGACGCGGCGCGTCTATCCGATCTTGATGACGTGGGACCGGTCATCCTCGCTGATCGATGAGGCTATTCAACATGAGCAGATGTCGGACTGGCAAGGTCAGGCGCTGCATGCGCAAGGCGGCACGACGAAGAGTGAAGCGAGATCAGGAGCGGGCAAGTGAGCAAGAAAAATCAGCAGATGGCGGTCAATCCGCTGACGCGGCACGAAAGGCTGATGACACTGGCTCGAAGGTGTGAGCAGACGCGCGCGTCGAGCCAGCCGATCGACGAGGCAATCGCGCTGGAGTTCGGGTGGAGTTATGACGACAAGGCGCGGATGTGGCGGTCGGGTGACGTAAAGCAGCCGGATCGCATCCATGCGCCCCAATTCACGCTGGTCTTCGAGCACACCAAGCGCCTGCTTCCGGTCGGATTCCGGTGGCGCGGCGGGACCTGCCACATCAGCAGCGAGGTCCACATCTGCCCAGACCACAACGACCCGATGCATCGCGAGCGGCTGATGAAGGAATGCCCGCCGTCGGTCCAAATCTGGAACGAGGGTTTAGAGGTCGAACTGCGGCCCGGAGGCGATAGCGCGTTCATTCTCGCCTTCGCTGCGGTGTGCCTTCGCGCCCACGCTGAAATGGAGTTGTGCAAGTGAGCATCAGGTCTTGGAAGGACCCGGGGAAGGGGATCAGCCGCAGCGACGGTGGTCTGCGTCGAATAGTGACCGGATTCGACCCCGAGACGTTCGATCAAGTCCGCGACTTAGCGAAGAAGTCCGGCGTCAGCTTCAGCGAGAAGGTCCGCGAGTTGGTCGAGTTCGGTCTGAATGACATCGAGGAGGATCAGCAAGGTGCAAAATGACCAACCGATGCGGTGGCATATCCTGATCGCCTCACCGGGGCAGGAGATCAAGGCCGACGACGGCCTACATGCTCGCAAGGTGGAATCGTTCGTGCCGAAGTTGGCGCGGGCACAGCGCGCGGGCCGAAGTTCCATTCGCGTGGTGCCGCGTCCGATGTTGCAATGCTACGCCTTTGCCAATCTGCCGGTGGACGTCAGCGGCAAGGTCGACGGAGGCATTGGTGACATCGTCCGGGCCACGCCAGGAATTCAGGGTTTTATGATGCTGGAATACAATCGATATGCCACGGTGCCGAACGAGGCCATCGACATGCTGCGCTTCACCGAGGCCGAGATTGAGGAAGATCGCTGCAGGAAATTCAATCGGCCGCCGGCGTTCGCTGTGGGACAGCGGGTGTCGATCCCAAAAGGCCCATGGTCTGAGATCGCAGGCAAGATCAAATCGCTCCACGGCAACATGGCAGAGGTCGTCATGGAGATGGCTATCTTGGGAAGGGACACCGCCCGCGTCGATGTGAGCAACCTTCGACAGGCTGGATAATTATTCGTGCAAGTGAATCACTTCATCTGCGAAGCACCATATGTTGATCGCGCTTGTAACTCCCGCACCATCGGGAGCGAGTCGATGCAGATAAGTGGATAGCGACGATGCATCGGCGTCCATCAGTTCGGACAGGCAAAGCCCATCACTTGGGCGAGACGCGCGTAGCGTCTTCATTGTATCCCGAGGAAACGTTTCGCGTACCTCGGTTGATGCGTTTCCCGTGAAACAATGTCGAGGCTCAATGTCCGACAACGTCATTCATCTCAACGACCATAGATTAGCGGCCATCAAATCTGACGGCGGCAGGGCCCGCATCAAGCGCCAGCGCGCCAAGCGCTTTGGCAAAGAGCCGGTGGATGAATTGGTGATGCTGCGGCCTGATCCTGAGATCATTGAGTTGCCGAGCGATTGTGCCTAAGCCGTTAGAGCGGCGCGAGCGCAACAGAGAACATGACGCCCGCCGTCGAGCTACGAAGGAATGGCGGGCGTGGTACAACACCAAGCGATGGCGCGACAGGCGCTTCGCCCAGCTCCGAGCGGAGCCGTTATGCCAGCGATGCAAGGCCAAGGGGTTGGTTGTTGCGGCTACTGTTGCTCACCATGTTGTTCGTCATGGTGGTGACGCTGATTTGTTCTGGAATGGCGAGCTGGCTTCGTCGTGCAAGGAATGCCACGACACGATAGAGCAGGCCATCGAGGCGAGAGGCTATGAGGTTGGGTGTGATGTGAGCGGGCGCCCGATCGCTTCAGACCATCCTTGGAATCGAAAACGAAATTGAAAACTCATTAGGGGGGGGCGGTCAAAAAGTCTGGAGAGTTTCTCTAGGAGACCGGCGCCCAAGCTACATACGCAATGGGACCAAAAATCAAAGGGGACCCATCGCAATCAAACGGGACGACGAGAGGTAGATAATTGAAATCCTTCGTCGAATTGCGCTGTTTGATTAATCTGGAAATCAAACGAAATGCCGCGAGGCGGTAAACGCGAGGGTGCGGGGCGGAAGCCAGCCGCAAAGCCTGCGGCCCCGGCGCAAAAACCGCTGACCCCTCGCTTTGAGCCGACAGTCATTGATGGGCTGGCTGAGCCTGAATGGGCGGCGCAGTTCACGGACGAACTGGATCAAGATCTTGCGCGCCGGCAATGGCGCATAATCATTGGCGAGCTGCGCGGTTCGGAGAAGCTGGCAAACGCAAACGAGCGACAGGTCAAGCGCCTAGTCGACGCCTATGTGCTCTACGAAATCGCTATGCGCCACGTTGCGGATGAGGGGGCAGTCTTCCCGCGCAAGGGCAAAAAGCAGCCCGCGTATAATCCGTGGTTCACAGTATTGAAGGACGCGAACGCGATGGCGTCGGCTGCTGAGGCAGAGCTGACGATCACGCCGCGCCGGCGCAACAATGGCGGAAAAGTCCAAAGGCAAAAGCCGTCGGTCATCGGCGGCGGCTACCTCAAAGCGGTTGCCAAGTGACCCAACCACGCAATGGGCGCGCGACGTTGTCGACGGTCGGATTGTATCTGGTGAATTGGTATGTCACGCCGCTGAGCGGCACATAAAGGACATCCTGGAGGGATCAGCCCGCGACATCTACTGGGCGCCGGAACGCGCAGAGCATGCACTCGGGTTCTACCCGAACTGCCTTTCGATTACGGAAGGCGCTCTCGTCGGGCAGCCCTTCAACCTTTTGCCTTGGCACACCTTCTCCGCCGGCAATCTGTTTGGCTGGCGCAAATCTAGCGGCCGCATGCGATATCGCTCCGGCTGGCTCGAGACCGGGAAGGGGCAAGCGAAGTCCCCGTTCATGGCGGCCACAGGCCTGTACATGATGGGGTATTACGGCGTTCACCGCGCCAAGGTTTATGCGATCGGTCAGGATAAGGCGACCGCCAACGTTCTGTTCAAGGACGCCGCGGCGATGTGCCGGGCGCCGATACCTGGGACGGATCCGGAGGACAGAGATACTCTCGAGGGGCGCGGCGAAGTCATCATCCGCGGCTTTCTGGACAACGCTTTCAAAATCGAGCACCCGGCGACTAACTCGGTTTTTCAGTCGCTCGCAAACGGTGAGGCGATTTCGGGCCCGAGGCCGACGCTGGTTTCGGCGGACGAGATCCACGAGTTCAAAAGCAATTCATCTATCGAGACGTGGAAGCGCGCTATCGCCAAGATGCCTGGCGATGCATTGATGCTTCTCGGAACGAACACCCCAGCTTCAACGCAGATCGTCGGCACTCAATATTCGGAATATTACCAGAAGGTCGCGAAGGGCGAGATCAGGGACGACGAGGCCTTTGGCTTCATCGCGCGCGTCGACAGGGTGGATCGCGAGAAGGTTTTCGAGAACGAGGCGTGCTGGATAAAGGCGCTCCCAGCGCTCGGCATCACGTTCCCGATCGAGAACATCCGCGGCGAAGTGAACACCGCGCGCGAGCTTCTCTCCACCGCCATGTCGGTGAAGCGCCTCTACTTCGGAATTCCTACCGGCTCGGTCGATTTCTGGATTGCAGAGGAAGCCTGGGCCGCCGTTCAGGGCAAGGTTGACATGCTGGCACTGCGAAAATGCAGGTGCTGGCTGTCTCTTGATCTTTCGCAGAAGAATGATTTGACCGCGCTCACCGCCGTATGGATCGATGAAAACGGGCATCTCTGGGCAAAGACTTGGTATTGGACCACGAAGGACAAGCTGGCGGACCGGGCTCGCACGGATAACGCGCCTTATGAGGAGTGGGTCGAAGACGAGGGTATTGACCTGACCGCCGTTCCTGGCGCCGTAATTGATAAGACGTTCGTCGCTGCCAAGATCAAGGAATTCATTTCGGAGAACGAAGCGGTTGAGTTTCTGGCGTTCGACCCAGCCGGCATCGGTGACTTCATCGCGGCATGCGAGCAGATCGGGTTTCCGGTCTGGAAATGGGAAGGCCCAGACGAACCGGAAGGCCAGGGACTCAAGCTTGTAAGCCACGGCCAGGGAACCAGGGTTATCTTCGAAGACAAGCAACTCTGCATGCCCCGTTCGGTGGAGCGGCTTGAGGACAGAATCCTCACAAAAGGAATTACGATCGATTCCTCGCCTGTCACCTATTGGTGCGCGGGCAATGCCCTTCTGATTTCTGACGGGCAAAAGAATCGAGCTTTTGACAAGAAGCGATCGCGCGGCCGTATCGACGGCCTGGTCACTATCGCCATGGCGGTCGGTGCAGCGACGAACGACTTAAAGGCGTCGGTCCAATCGTTCTGGGAAACAGTGTGACGGGATTTTAAAGCATGGACTTCCGGTCGCGCCTTGGCGCTGCATGGCGCGGCATCTCTGGGAAAAGCGAGCGAAGCGTGACTTCATCGCTCGAGCTTTTCCGCGAAGTGTATGGCGCTCGTTTATCGGAAGCCGGGATCCCGGTAAATTGGCAGACGGCGCTTCAAGTGACAACGATCCTTGCGTGTGCACGGGTGCGTTCTGAAGGCCTATCGGTCCCGTTCCGGGTTTATCAGGAAACATCCGGCGGGCGAAAGATCGCGACCGACCATCCGCTGCATATGCTCATCAGCCGCAAGCCGAATGGTTGGCAGACGTCGCTCGAGTTCTTGGAGACGATCAGCTTCCATCTTGATTTGACGTTCAACGCTTACGTCTTCACCAACAAGGTTGGTATCGCGCGCGAGATAAGGGAGCTGATCCCGATTGAGCCCGGGCGCGTGCGCACGGAGCAGCAGGCGGATTATTCGTTACGCTATTTTGTGCGGGGCAAGAGCGGGGAAGAGCAGGAGTTCGGTCAAGACGCGATATGGCATATCCGTGGGCCGTCTTGGAATAGCTGGCTCGGGATGGACCCGATCTATATGACGCGGAATGCCATTGGCCTTGCCGCCTCACTGGAGCGATCGCAAAGCGAACTGCAGAAGAACGGAATCCAGACTTCTGGGCTGTACAGCGTCAAGGAGAACTTAAGCCCGGAGAAATTTGGTTTCCTCTCCGCATGGATGGACAAACATCTTCCCGGCGGGGAGCGCGCCGGGAAGCCGATGATCCTCGACATGGATGCGGACTTCAAAACGCTTGTGCAGTCGGCCATCGACCAGCAGCTTATCGAGACCCGCAAGCATCAAATCGAGGAAATGTGCCGCGCAATGCGGGTGTGGCCGATCATGATCGGACATGCCGGTGACCAGTCTCCGACATTCGCGAGCGCGTCTGAGTTCTTCCAGGCCCACAAAACTTACACGCTAGATCCAATGTACCGGCGCGTCTCACAGAGCGCCAACGTGCATCTTCTGTCTGATGAAGACCTTCGGGCTGGTTACTACACAAAATTCATCAGCAACGCGTTGATGAGTTCGGCGCCCAAGGATAAGGCCGAATATTACGCAAAGGCGCTCGGCGCCGGCGGCATCAAAGGCTGGCTCACACAGAACGAAGTTCGCGACTTTGAAGACATGGACCGCTCAGACGAACTGGAAGCTGATTTGCTTCCACAGCCAGCGGCGAAGATCCCACCAAAGCCGACCGATAATCCAAATCCTGGAGACTAGTAATGGACCGCATTGAAGTGAAGTTTGCGGCCGAGGACGTCGACGCAAAGACGGGCGTTTTCTCCGGCTATGGGGCGGTTTTCGGCAATATCGACAGCCATGGCGACGTGATCCAGCCAGGCGCGTTCAGCGAGACGTTAGCTGACTGGAGCGGCAAGGGCCGTTTGCCATCAATGAAATTGATGCACGGCACCGCAATCAATCCATTTTCCGGAGATGATCTACCTCTGGGCGTTTGGAAATCCATGCGCGAAGACGCGCGGGGCCTATTTGTGGAGGGAAAGCTCTCAGGCATCGAGACCGACTTCGGCAAACGTATTTATTCTCTGATGAAGGACGGCGCCTTGGCCGGTCTGTCGATCGGCTACCGCGCGAAACGCGCCAGCCGGCCGCCGGCAGGATCGCAAGCGAAGCGCATTCTGGAATCCGTACATTTGGGCGAGGTTTCACTCGTCGACAATCCCTCAAATGGATCATCGCGTGTCACCGCCCTGAAGGCTGCTGGTGAGGTGAAGACCATTCGTGAATTCGAGGACTTCCTACGGGATGTAGGGGGCTACTCGCACTCCGCTGCCAAGGCGATCGCCGCGGGCGGCTTCAAGGCTTCGGACCCTCGGGATGAGGACGGTGCCGATCTGGCGGCAATGATCCGCCGCAACATCGCAACACTCACTCTCTGAAAGGTAGTCCCATGACGGACCAGATTGAAACCCTGCTCAAGCAGCAGGGCGAGGCCTTTGACGCGTTCAAAGCATCGCACGACGAGCAGATCAAAGAGATTAAGACGAAGGGCGGCGCCAATGATCCGGTGCTGGTCGAGCGTCTCAGCAAGATCGAGGCTTCTCTCGATAAGGCCGTTGAGGCCAAAACCGCCATTGAGGCCGCGGTTAAGGCGGAGAAGGCCGAACGCGAGGCTCTCGAACTGAAGCTCAATCGCATGGGCCTCAAGAATGACGACAACGGCAAGGCCGCGCTGGAGTTGAAGGAATTCAACACCATTCTGAACGCAAACGCGATCGACCGCCGCCGTCCGTTCACCACGCTCGACGAGAAGGGCTACGGCGATTACAAATCGGCGTTCGACCGGTTCGCTCGTGAGGGGCATCAGGCTCTCAGCGCCGAAGAAGTCAAAACCCTCTCTGTCGGCTCCGACCCAGACGGTGGCTATTTCGTTACCCCTAACGTAACCGGCGGCATCGTGAAGAAGGTCTACGAGACGAGCCCGGTTCGTCAGTATGCGTCCGCGCGGACCATCTCGACGGACGCGCTCGAGGGTATTGAGGACTTGGGCGAGGCCGGCGTCGGTTACGCTGGCGAGCACTCGACCTCCGGCGACACCACCACGCCCCAGGTTGGAGAGTGGAAGATTCCTGTGTTCAATCTCGACACGGAGCCGAAGGCCACCCAGAACCTGCTCGACGATGCCTCGGTCGATATCGAGGGCTGGCTCATGGATAAGGTCGGCGGCAAGTTCGGTCGCTTCGAGAACTCCGAGTTTGTTACCGGTGCCGCGAACAAGATTCGAGGTTTCATCAACGGCTACCCTGTGGCCGCTGATGACGGGTCTGGGGTAGCGTGGGGGTCGCTTGGCTACCTCGCAACCGGCGTTTCTGGCGATTTCGCCGCATCCGCGAAGGGCGACAAACTGATCGATCTGATGGGGCTGCTCAAGAATGAGTACCTCATCAATGCCGCCTGGTTCACCCGTCGGTCGGTTATCACCACCATCCGTAAGTTCAAGGACGGCCAGAACAACTATCTCTGGCAGCCCTCGTTTGTCGCGGGAACGCCCGAGACCATCATGGGCTACCCGGTTGTCCGGATGGAAGACATGCCGGCGCTCGGCGCGGATAGCCTCTCGCTGGCTTTCGGTGACCTCAAGCAGGCCTATCAGATCGTCGACCGTCAGGGCATTCGCGTCCTGCGCGATAATCTGACTTCGAAGCCGTACACGAAGTTCTACACCACCAAGCGCACCGGTGGTGGCGTCGTGAACTTCGAAGCGATCAAGCTGATGAAGTTCGGCACATCCTGATCTGACGCATGACCGGCGGCGCATGCCGCCGGTCGCCTTCCTACTTCCCATCAATCCAAATCGAAAGGAACGCTTCAATGCGTGACATCATGAATGGGCTGGACCTGAAGCGCGCGATCTCGCCCGCTGCAGCCGGCACCGACAATACCGCCATGGTTTCCCAAGTGGCCGATCTCAAGGGCTACGACGGGGCCATGCTCGCCATCAACATCGGCGCCAACACCGACACGAACGCCACGTTCGCCGTGCTGATGGAAGATTCCGACAATAACAGCGACTTCACCGCCGTTGATGACGCCTATCTCAACGGCACCGAGGCGTTGGCCGGTTTCACCGCAGCATCGGACGACAACAAGTGCCGCAAGGTCGGATATACCGGCATCAAGCGATATTTACGCGCGACAATTACGCCGACTGGCAACGATTCCGGCAATATCTTCGTTGCAGCACAGTGGGTTCTCCGCCCGTTGCGCATGCCAGCGGCCAATCCTCCGGCCTGATGATCTGTGGCGGGCTTTCGAGCCCGCCATTACTCTTGCCGTAGGCTCGCGCATGTATCGTCCAGTCCTTGTCACGGCACCGTCGATCACGCCTGTCACGCTGGCAGAAGTGAAATCTCATTGCCGCGCAACCGATTTCACTGACGACGACGTTTCGCTGACGGGCCTATTGGCCGCGGCGACTTCGCATTTAGATGGCTGGACTGGAATACTCGGTCGATGTTTGTGTGAGCAGACGTGGTGGCAGGACTTCGATTGCTTTCAACCCTGTCTGCGTTTGCCTCTGTTCCCGGTTATCTCAGTCTCGAGTGTCAAATACACTGATACGAACGGGGTAGAGCAGACCGTCGATCCTGAAAGCTATTCGGTGCAGACTGACGATCTCGGCACCTATGTCGAATTTATCTTCAATTTTGCATCGCCGCCGCTGAAACAATTTCTGCCTGCCGCAGTGCGCGTTGAATATGTGGCGGGATACGCGGATACACCTGCTGTCGAGGCTGATCCTGAAGCGACCCCTCCCGTCGAGGGCGCGCCGCGCATCAGCAATGTTCCCGACGCCATCAAACACGCCATCCTGCTCCTTGTGAGCCATTGGTACCAGAACCGTGATGCCGTCGTGGCGGGCCAGGCATTCGAACTGCCCATGGCAGTGGATGCTCTCATTTCACCATTCCGCCGCATCAAATTCTAACCCGAAGGATAGGTCATGACGGACATTTCAATCACCGCTGCGAACGTTGTTCCAGGATCGAATGCCTCCATGGTTCAGGGCCGGGCAGGCGAGGCAATCGCGGCCGGAAAGGCGGTCTATCTCGACCCGACTGTGCTGAAATGGAAGCTGGCGGATTCGAACTCTGCAACCGCTGGCGCCAACAAAGCCGGCGGCATCGCACTGAATGGTGCATCCCTCGACCAGCCGATTACGGTCCAGACCTCGGGAGATATCACGATCGGCGGGACACTCGTTGCGGGCGGTGCGTATTATCTCTCCGAAACTCCGGGCGGTATCCAACCGGCCGCTGACTTAGCTTCCGAGAACGTCTGTCTGCTTGGCCTTGCCAAATCGACTACTGTTCTCGCGCTGAACATTCAGACGCCCGGCGTGATCCTTACGTGACCACGGCTGGCGAACTACGACACCGGGTAGCGTTCGACCGACGGGAAGACGTCAATCCCGACTCACCGGATGATCTCGGAAACACTCAATCTGCTTTTGTCGAGCAGTTCGTCGTCGCCGCCAAGGTGCAAGCCAAGTTCGGGGGAGAAGCCGTTACAGCGGCGCGTTTGACCGGCCAGCAGCCGGTCACCATCACGGTTCGATATTCCTCTAATACAGCCAAGATCGCGACTAACTGGCGAGCCCGCGACGTCCGGAGTGGTCAGGAATACGCCATA